CTCCTAGATATTCGAACAGTATATTTCTATTGTAAGCTATACCAAGTTGACTTATTTGTTTTGCTTCTTTCGCAAAAGAAACTCTAACAGATTCTCTGCTTGACTCTTGAACCATTTTTAAACTATTCAATATCAGCAATCTATTATTTGATACAGCTTCTTCGTTACTCATAAGCATTTCCTTAGATACAGTATTCTCATAAAAATTCTGAATAGGATTAAAAGGAATTATTCCCACTCTCGTCGCTCTGATCCCGGTGCCTTGTACTCCTACTTGAGCTAGTGTATTTTTGCCTCTATTGTAAACTCTAGTGTTCTCTAGCAATGGAAATACTTGATTCGTATTAATAGAAAAAAGTTCTGTTCCTGTCTGTATTTTAGGATTGGATAATTGAAGACCTACTTGCTTTAATAAAAAGATTTCTCCACGAGGATTGTCTTTCATGAAAGCTTGTATTCTTTGCTTATCTATAGTATTTGATGGGGTAGTTGTGTTAGCCTCTGTATTGAATTCTATTGATCCTCCGCGTATTGGAAAATCCAATCCGTACGCATTAGATTTAAAATATTTTTTTAGATCATCAGATGCGTTATCTGGATCTATACCAAATTTTATGTAAGGAAGACCAGAACTACCTCCGCCCGGTCTATCTTTACTATACTCTAATTTTTTTTGAGTAAAATTACCAGATCCTCCGTAATAGTAGAAAAAATCTGGTTTATTATTTAGTAATTCTATTAACGCCATGGCTTATTTATTTTGAGCTGGGTTTATATTTTTTGTTACGTCGTAACTCGCTCTTCCGTCAGCGTTAATTGTAGATTTTATCGTAGTGCCTGTAACTGGATCTTGATATAGATTTATTTTAACGTTTGAGCAGTTTGATTTATTCGCATCTGCGCCACCAAGTTGTTTTGCGCTTTCAGCGCTTGCAGCTGCTGCATTTACTGGTTTTGACATTTCAGATGGAAGACTCGCTGATATTGATTGCGCAGAAGGTTTTTTACTTGGTCCTCCCATACTACTTATCATCATCATTAAACCGCCTACGACTGCCAATCCCACGGCTAAAGCTCCTGGACCTAGATAACCGGCTCCTGCGGTAGCGGAAGCTCCCGCGTTCGCCGCATTCATAACTGCTGTTTTTCCTGCTGCAGTGGCGGCCATTTCTTGACTAACTACTTGCCCTGTCGCTTTTGCTTGTATTACTGCTGCCTGCGCTATCATCTGTGTATTAAGCGCTCTCAATTGTAATTCTGTAGCTAATTGTTGCTTTTTTTGCGCTCCTACAAACATCGCTCTTACACCAATTGCTCCCATTATCGTAAGAACTCCAGCTAATACCATCTTTAAATTGTCTATATTAGTTATCCATCCTAAAAACTGTTCTGCTAATTTAGCTACAGGTTGTAGCATTTCTCCTAATTTTTCTTTCATGTTTTCTATAGCGGCTGTCATCTTTTCTTGAGCAGAGGCTTTTAAAGCATCGGCTGCTGATTGTTGACCTATTAAATTTCCTTTAGCATCATACTCTGCTTTTAATTGTTCTCCCGCTTCCTTTCCTAATTCGTTCGTTAAACTTTGTTGATGATATATTTCTTCTACCTTATCTTTAGATAATCCAAGTAATTCAGCATACGATCTTCTTTGCTCGAAGTTCATTTTTTCGTATTCAGTTTGACTCAAACCCAATCTATTCAATTCTTGCATTAACCCAACCGTATCGTTGTTTAACGCTAGTTCCCTAGCTTTCGATAGATCGATTTCTTTACCAGTCAACAATTGAAACTCCATCTGTTTCTGCATGCTACTTTCAAAATCTAGCATTTGTTCTCCTTGAGAATTTATTTCGTCTAGAGTTGTGCCAAGTTTTTTGGCTTGAACAACAGCGGCTGCAAGTGCAGGAATATTTCCCTTCATGTTTAAAAGAACCCCAGCGGAAACTTTGCTAATGCCATCAAGAATTTGCTTTTCTGACATGTTCAATTTCAATCTTGCTCCCATTGCTTTAGCTGAATTTACAACCGAGGCGTAGGTTGCTTGTAGAGATTTATGAGCGCCCATAGCAAAAGCTTGAAGTCTTTCCATCTGCTCTGCTGAAGCGCCTATTCTTCTTTGTATACCAGCAGTAGTTGTTAGAAATTCTGCATTCGTAGGACCCATAAAACCCAACTGATCATTTAATTGACCGTATGTTTCAACTAACTGACCTGCTGTCAAACCCAGATCATTATTTGCTTGTGCAATCTGCCTAAATTCTGATCTAAGTTTTCCTGCTTCGGTCACTCCCATTCCCAAAGCTTTGCCTGTTTCAAATTGAAGATCTCTATATTTTAATGCTAGATCTACTATGCCCTTTAGCATACCGAATATGCCTGTTATAAGCACTGTTGGATCTTTTAACGCTTCTCCTACGGACTTAAAAGATTCTTTTAACCCGGCTCCCAATACTTTCCACTTGCTGCCTCCATCCCTTGCGACTTCGTCCATTTTTTCAGAGATCTGATCCATTTGAAGTAAGCCGCCCATTCCGAATTTATCTAAAGCCGTAGATAATCCTTTCATTGCGACTCCAGCTATACCCATTCTTTTTTCTATATCTTTTTCTTCTGCTAATCTTCGTTGCGCACCTTTTAATATTAAATCAGTATATCTTAGAGTATTCTCATTTTCTTTTTTTTGAGCTTCTGATAATTTTCCAAATTTATTAGCCAATGTTAACTGAAGTTGCTGCTTTTGAATTTTTTCTATTATTTTAGATAAATCTTTTTGATGCAGTTGTGTTATTCCCGATTGGTCATTTCTTAATTCTTCTGCAACGTCTGACAATTTTTTCATGGCACTAACAGAATCATGTAGATATTGATCTCCCTTTTTGAATTCTTTTACAGCGTCTTTAAAAATTCTAACCGCTCCGCCAAAATCGCTTTGCATATCATTAACTTCTTTACGCATTGATCGTAAATCTTTTAATGCTTGTTCAGTCGGCATTCTTTTTGTATATTGCTCAAAACTCTCTGTTAACTCATCTCCAAGTTTTTTAGATAAGACCCTTAACTCTTCAAATTGCTGTTTCGTAAATTTAGCCGCATTTGCTGCTGACTGCTGAGGATTATTACTATTTTCTGCCATTTATATTAATAGTTCGTTTCATATAAATATTTTGCAAAACTATTTTTTTGAGGATTTTAATTTAGAAACAAAATCTGGAACATTTACATTTGGTAAATTTTCTTTTATTGGATTATTTGGATCGATTTTCTTTTTTCCAGAATGTTTTTCGTACTCTTCTTTTTCTTTTGCATAAAAGTCCGATATAGATTTGTGAGTAAATCGTCTAAGCCAAATGGGCATATTGTACGCAGTCTGCCAATCGTATCCTCCTTTTCCATGAAATACGATATCGTGAATCGACTCAAATACGTTTTTTCTATACTCAGAGTTGAGGGTAAAAAAAGGAAAGTCCAACTGGCAAAGATACACCCTCCTCTGTGTATCCTGTAGATCCGACGAACGTAAACGTCATATTGATGTCCGGAGATATTTCTTTGATATATTTTCTAAGAGCTAAAGCATCTGCCGCTAGAAGCCCTGTGTCTACGAATTCTCTAATAATTTTTTTATCAGGATTTCCATTTATAGATAGAATTTGCTGTTTTAATCTAAGAGTCATTTCGTTAGATATATTTGCTTTTTTTAGAGATTTTATTTCTCTCTCTATCGTTCTATCGTCAGATCCATCTAATAATTTAAAAGTAACAGTGTTTCCTGATTTTGGCAAAGTATATTCGAATTCATTCTTGTTATTGAATATAGAAAAATCTACTTCTTTGTGATCAAATCTTGTTAAATCAACCACGAACTCCTCGTTCTTGCCATTTTCAGGATTAGGATACGTAATGGGATAATCTTTTCCATAACCTAAAATTCTTGCTGCCATGAGAATAGCGTTCTTGTCTCCTGCGATCAAATCGTCGTAGTTAATTTTGCTAACGATCATTGATTGAAACAGTTTATCAAAAACTATGCCTTGCGATATATAGTTTTGATTTGTTAAAATATCCTCTTCTTTGGCTGTCATGTATTTCATTTCTATTTCTCCTGAGGATAGGGGATTTTCTTTTGCGTAAACTAGTCCCTTTGATGGTAATTTTACCGTTTCTGTGGGAAGTGTAAAACCTTGATGTGTCATAAATTATTTGTTTATTTATAAATATAAACTATTAAAGTTTCCCGCATAAAAAAACCTTCCAAGTGGAAGGCTTTCTTTTTAGTTCGTTAGTAATTAAGTATGCAAATATTCTAATAATTAAGCATCAGTAGTTCAAAATACAATAATCCATTCCGATTGAGATTGCCAATTCAGTAGGATCTGAGTTAGACCAATCGTAAGATCCGAAAGACGCTTCTTTAATGAATGCTCCTTTGATGATCCACTCAGATACAACATCTCCAACAGGACCGATGATCGACAAGTTCAAATCTTTCTTGTAGAAGTCTGAGTAACCGTTTCTTCCAGTTACTGACTCGTGATGCAAACGCACCCATTCCATAACGGCTTGTTGACCGGAAGGAGAAATCGGGTTGTAAAGAGAAAGACTCAAGTCCTTCCACTCCGCTTTTCCTTTCAACTTACGGTATACATTCATGTGATCTATCTTGATCTCGTTTAAAGTAATACCGGGAGCATCAGCTTTTTTAATCAAGTAGGACGGAATGCCGTCGATATACATGATGAACCTGTTATTAACAGTAGGTTCAAAAGCTGTAAACATGATTTCATTTGGATCCAATACTGGCATGTTATTTATAATTTATATTGTTTTATTAATTTTGTTATGTAATAATAAATATTACGTTTTTATTTTTTCTCAGACTAATCTTTTTCGCCTGCCAAAGATTTTGGTATTCCTGGTTTATCGTCTGGGTGTTGTTCTCCTGCTTCGTAGCCAATTTCGTCTTCCATTCCCTCTTGCTTTTTTGATTTGCCTTTTGACATTGCTTTAACCAATTTCTCCAAAAGACCTAATCTCTCTTCAATGGTTTTTTCTGTTTTTTCTCCTTCCATTTTTTGAGCTTTAGAAGATTTCATACCTTCAACTTTAGGTTTAGATTCGCTTGGCATTTTCTTTTCTTTTACAGGAGTATACCCTGCACCGAAGTTTTGCTTGGCTTCTTTTAGAGTTAATTGTTTCTTAACGCTCTCGTAAAGGTGAGCTGGTACTGCGATTCTGATTCTTGTGTTATCGTTCATTGTTTTTTATTTTATTTTTATTTATTGTCCAAATGTTGCGCCTGTAGGCAAGATATTAAAATCTAGTTGTACAAATTCTGCCACTTTCGTAGGTTGTAAATATATAGCTCCCACTAATTGATTCCTATCGATTACATCAGGAGTATTATTTGTTTCGTCCATTACAACTTGAAAAGAATACAACCCCTGTTTTTGTTGAACGTATTCTAAATAGGGATTAACCTGGTTCAAGAATTTATTTCTAGTTACAGTTGTATTTGGTTCGAATACCAAATTTTCTGATATTTGCTTTATTGCTCTCTTCAAAGAGATTAACAATCTTCTTACATTTACTCTATCTAGAGCAGAAGCTTTTGCTTGTAGGGTTTTTTGACCATATACTACCACTCCGTCTGTTGGAAATATTGCTATAGGATTTACTTTTCCTGAGTACAAGAAATTTCTATCATTCAAAGTTAACGATCTCTCTGGTTTGATTGCTATAGATATTTTTCCTCTATTTGATCCAGCAGGAGCAAACCACTCAGCAGAAACTTTATCATTATATTCATAAATTGCAGGTATAAGAGTAGAAGCTGGAACGAAATTTAATTTGCCTGTTTCTCTGCTTCTGATTTGTACCCACGGCCAGTATACTGCTGCATAGGAATTATCGTATGATTGAGCTTGAATAGTGGCCTGTGTCATGCTTTGACCGTATGAAGTCATATCTACTATAGAAATATTATCTCCTCTTGTTTGAGATAAACTTATCAAGCTCGATATAGTAGAAGTTGCGTTCTGTGAATTTAATCCAGGCGCAAATAAGACGTTAAAATCGTAAGCGTCTTGATTCGATAACAAGCTTATAGCTGTAGAATAATCTGTTTCCGATATGCCTTGTATATTAGTTGATGCGTTAGTTCCAACAGATGTAACTGTTGGTATTGCTTCAAACATATTTAATGCTGCTTTTTCATAGCATCCATATATAGGTCCAAGAGATCCTGAAAATGCTCCATTTGCTAAACCCAATCCGACCAAAGGCATAGAAGCCGTATAATTTGATTGTACAGTTCCTGAACCATCAAAATAGTTAGGAGTTGGATAATTTACGCTTTTCACTCTAACGTATCTAGAAACGTTTCTATAATTTCCACTCAACTGCAAATAGCTATTACCGAACTCGTCAGTCTGCACTGTTCGAGTTTGATCTCCTATTACAGCTGCTATATAATTAGGCTGATTTGGATCTAAAGAAAGTCCGTTCCATGTTTCTAACACGGTTTTACTATTGCTGTAGTCATCGCCTCTTCTTATAATCAAGCTAAATACGCCTGATCCAGAATTTGAACTAACTACTTCCCAACGAATGTTCATATTAGATCCGCTAGGCAATACTTGATTCAATATACTACCTGTACCTGCCCAATTGTCCATGCCTTGTCCTACAGATATTGTCTCTAACACAAAACTAGCGCTGGGATTTATACCACCAACTAAATTAGTCGCGCTAGACGCAGTTACAAATCTAAAGCTATTTCCTATTGTTCCTATTAAACTCGATGTTAAAAATAGATTAGTAGAACTGCCTGTAGCTATTATATTAAAAATAGACGATAGCGAATTTATTTTGCTTGCTATATTTTGTACAGTTAAAGTAGCTGTACTTCCAGTTACAACGTAGTAGTTCGGAGCTGAGTCTATTTGCGTTTGACTAGAAGTCACATAAAATCTGCCTAAGCTAGAGCCAGTCAATTGAAAAAATGCGCCATCATTGAATGTTGGAGCTACAGAAGCGGATGCAAATCTTCCGGCTATACCGCATGGAATTTCAGCAATTGCTGGCGTATAAGATCCTGATACAACTCTTGTTATAAGTAAAGATGTTCCTCCTTGTTCGAAATAATTTAAAGCTG